ACCGCGGAGGAAGCGCGCGGGTATTGGGCCGGGGTTCCGCAGGACGTCGCCGCCGTCGAAGGGAAGATGCAACGGTTGCAGCGGCGCGCCGAGGTGATCACCGAAGACTCGCGCACGGGCCTTATGTCGTTGCAGGAAATCGTCGACGCGCAACGCGCCGGAACGGAGAAGACGCTCGACCCCGTGCAGAAAATGGCGATCGAATGGCGGGCCGTGGAATCCGCGTCCCGCGCGCACCTGGCGAACGTCAAAGAGGCGCGGCGCATCGTCGACGCCGAACGGGGGATCCTGGGGACCGGCGGTTATCAAGGTTCGTTTAGCACGTCACGACCGGGCGGGGGTCGCCGCGAATGATCACGATTACACCGACCGCGCGTCCCGACGCGTTCGCCGTGGACCTGGTCGTCGCAGGCGCAGGCGGCGCCCCGTTGACGATCACCGCCGAACCGGTCGGCCGTGACCCGTACACGGTCCGCGCGATCGGGGATCCGACCGCGGACCCGGCCACGATCCGGGACCACGAAGCACCGTTCGGGGTTCCGATCCGATACCTGGTCCGGTCCGACGCCGGATCCGCGTCCGCCCTGTTCGACGGCCTGGACGTGTCCGGGGTCGTCCTGTCCGACACGCTGCGCCCCGGGTCCGCGACCCGTGTCGACCTGCTGACCGACCGGCCCCACGAATGGGAAGCACGGTCGGCATGGTTCGACGTCGTTGACCGGCGGGACCCGGTCGTCGCGGTCGGCCCGATGCGATACCGGGCCGGGGAATGGTCGATCTATGCCCGGGGCAACGGCGCCCGCCGTGCCCTGCTCGACCTGCTGCTGCCCGGTGCCCCGCTGCTGCTGCGTTCGTCGTGCCCGGAGGTCGTCGACGACGCGATCGGCCTTCCGCTGCGGGTGCGGGAGGAACCGCACGTCGACGAAACCGGCGGCCGCGTGTTCACGATCGGTTATCAAGCCGTGACCCGCACACTCGGCCCGTACGCCGGGGCCGCGGATTGGACGTACGTCGACCTGGCCGGATTCGTGCCGACGTTCGACGAGGTCCCGGCCGCGTTCGCCACCTACGCCGCGCTGTTCGCAGGTCCCCCGACGGCCCCGGCGCAACTGCCCGCCCCGCCTGCCGCGTCCGCGTGGGGCGTGCCGTGCTGACCGTGCCCGATTGGGCGCCCGACGCCCTGTCCGACGTTGCCCGCCCGTCGTGGCGGATCACGCTCGACCCGGTCAACGGCCCGCCGGTCGTCCTGCCGGTCACGGCCGGGACGCTGCGGGCCGACGCCGCGACCTACCCCCGGCACACGCTCGACGTGTCCATCGGCGGCCTTGACCTGGCGCCGGTCACCGCGGCGGACCCCCTGACACCGTTCGGCGCCCGCCTGATCGTCGAATACACGTTGACCGATCCGACGGGCCGCACGTTCACGATCCGACCGGCGCCGCCGCTGATCCTGGACACCGTCGAAGTTTCGCGCGGGGACGACGTCGGTATCCGGCTCACCGGATCCGACGATTCCCTGGCCGTCGATACCGACGCCTACCTGGTCCCGACCGACGCCCCCGCGTCAGCGCAGACGGTTTCGGCGCTGATCGCGCACCTGATCCGCCGCACGTTCCCCGCCGCCGTGATCGACGACCGGATCGGTTCGGGCCGCTACGTCGGGAACGGTTGGCAGGTCGACGGGTCGCCGTGGGCCGCGATCGAATCGCTGGCCGATTCGGTGGGCGCGGAATGCTACGTCGACCCGGCCGGCCGGTTCGTGCTGCGCCCCGTCCCCGCCCTGGGGACGCCGGTCGCGACGTTCGCGACGGGACCGGGCGGAACGATCACGGGCCTACGGTCGACGATCGTCCGCGGATATAACCGGGTTGGCCTTGTGTTCCGCGACGACGACGGCCGCATTGTGCGGGGACTGTGGGCGGACCGTTCCGGCGGCCCGCTCGACGTGTCCGGCGCCTACGGCCGCGTGTCCCTGTCGGAACCGCGGGACCGGGAAGCGAGCCAATCGGAAGCCGACGCCGCCGCGTCCCGCTACGCCCGCCGCGCCGCTGGACGGGTCCGCGACGTCGAAGTGACGGCCCCGGCCGCGCCGTGGATCGAAACCGGCGACACCGTCCGCGTCCGGTTTCCGTCCCGCCCCGACGACCTGTCCCTGCTGGCCGTTGAGCATGACGTGACCGGGGCGACCGCGTCCCGCTACCGGTTCCGCACCGACACGGTAGGGCCGGTCTAGTGGCCGCCCGTGTCGTCGCTGGACAGGTCGTCGCCCTGTACGCCGACGCCGTCACGATCGCCGTCGGGGTCGACCCCGACACCGGGGAAACGCTGACCGTGTCCGCGGCCGTGCCCGCGTTGGCCGTCGGCGCGGTCGCGTGGGCCGTGATCGGGGAACACGGCGCCGTGATCCTGCCCGGACCTGGCGGCGCCGCCGCCCCGATCGACGTCCAATTCCGCACCTACGCCGAACTACGGGACGGGATCACCGTTCCGCGCCCTGCCGCCCTGTCCGACGACCCCGATCCGGAGGTTTGACCGATGCCGAACACGCCCCGCGGGTATCCGTACCCCGCCGATTCCGACCGGCCCGACGTGCCGCTGGCCGTGCGGAACCTCGCGACCGAAATCGACGACGGCCTGCGCCGCTGCGTGTCCGGGTCGATGTCGCTCCCCCTGTCCGGCGCGAACACCGCGGCCGGAAATGCGATCCTGCCCGACGAGTGGAAGGGCCGGACGTTCGACGTGTCCGCCGTCGCCGTCCATTCGTCCGGTAACTACGTCGCGTGCGTGACTCACATCGAAACGACGGAGTCGGGCGGCCTGGGGACGTTCCGCGTCCGCGTCAACCACCTGACCGGGGCGAACGCGACGACGACGGTCGCGGTCCGGTGGATCGCGGTCGAACGATGACCGGCCCCGACCCGTACCCCGGGGACGACGTCGACCACGACCAGGACGACGGCCGGCCGGATCCGCCCGACGTCCCCGACGTCGCGTTCCTGACCGATGCGGCCGGACCTGCGCCCGACGAACCGGACGTGGCGCCATGAGGTCCGCGGACGGCGCCGTCGCGTGGATGCGGAACGAACACGAACGCGGGTCGACAGGTTGGCGCGGCTGGTGCCTGCGGGCGTCCCGTACCGCGTGGGGCCTGCCCGGGGGATGGAATAGCGCGAACGATTGGTGGGCCGCGGTCCCGGCCGAACACCGTCACCCGTGGACCGACCGTCCGCCGCTGGGCGCCCCCGTGTATTTCGCGGGCGGGAATCACGGCCACATCGGATTGGCCGACGGCGCCGGGAACCTCTGGCACACCGACGCCCCGACCGTGGACCGGATCGGCCGGACCGTGATCACCTGGCCGCGCGACCGATGGGGGTTCCGCGCGGTCGGTTGGGCGTCATGGCTGAACGGCGCCGTCCTGCCGCTGGGCGGCGCCACGACCCCCGAAACCGACCCCGACGCCGACGAAGGGCAGATCATGGATCGTTCCGAAATCACGCGCCGTAGCCCGCAACGCGTCACCGACGCCTGGGCGTGGCTCACGTTCGACCAGGAGGTCCGCGACTCGGCCGACCTGCATTTCCGCGACGGGATCCTGTCCCTGGCGCGGCGCCGGTTCGACCTGGTCGCGGGCCTGTCGATCACGGCGCCCGCCGCGTCCCGCGTCACCGTGCAGGCGTGCGTCGTCGACGCGTCGAACCGCGTCACGACCCAATACCCCGCGCAATCGTTCCCCGCCGGACCTGGCGAGTTGACCGCGCGCCTTGCCGCCTGGTCGGGGTTCTGTTCGCAGGATCGGCGGGTGCGGATCCGCGCCCGGGCGCTCGACGCCCCCGCCGAAATCGCGCCCTACCTGACCGTGACGCGCTGGTGAAGGATCTCGAGTCGACCCTGTCCCGTTGGCCGCTGCTGGTCACGGGCCTGACCGTGATCGCGCTGGGCCTGGGCCTGTTCGTCGACGGGGACGACAAGTCTGACGCCCTAGCGCTGCTGCTGGGCGTCGGTTGCGTCCTGGTCGGCGCCGGAATCGTGCGGGTCGTCGAACACGACGACCACGATCGGACGCGGGACGATGCGGCGGACGACCCGGCACCCTGACCGGCGGCCCCGCCTGCCGCGCTCGAGATACCGGAAATCCGTTTCCGGTATTCGGATTCGCGAATCCCGCCGGGGGTAGACGGGGACGGGTGGGGCGGGGTTAGTCTCCCGGGGTTCGTGCGTCTCCTGGCACGAACGCGCCCCGCGCCTGAGCCAATGCATCTTATCGGCGCATAAATGCGGGGCGCCCCACTCGACGAAAGGCGCCCCGCGTGACCCGCACACTATCGCGACGGCCGGCCGTTGCCGACCCCGATCCCATGCCGAACGACGAACACGCCGCGGCTTTGGCCGCGATCGACGCCCGCCTAGCGCGGATCGAAGCGGCCTTGCTCGCCATGACGACAAACGGCCCCGCCCATCCCGTGAGCCGCGCCCGCGCCCGCGCCGAATTGCGCGCGGTCGAAGGGCGGCCGGTTCCGCCGGTCCCGCCGGTCCGCGAATACCTGACGACGGCGCAGGCCGCCGACATTCTGCGGACGTCCCCGGCCACGATCCGCCGCATGATCCGCCGGGGCGACCTGGCGGCCGTGCCGATCGGATACGGAGAGGGGCGGCCCGTCGCGTGGCGGATCCCCGCCGACGCCCTGTCCGACCTGCCCCCGGTGATCCCGTGAGTACCCCGGCCCTGTTCCTGGCGCTGCTGACGTACGGCGCCGGGGGCGCCCTGACCGCGTACGCGTTCGGCAAGCGTGACCAGGCCCGCCGCGCCGCGGCCGCGTGGCGCTACCTGGCCGACGTCGCGGACGCCGCCGAACCGACCGACGTCCCGGCCCTGTCCGCGGCCGGGGTCGCCGTCGCGATCGCGACCGGGGCGTCCCTGCCCGCGACGTACGTCGAAGACGTGGCCTACACGTTCGGGGTCCGGCCGTGACCCGGCCGCCGGGGAACGTCCTACGGGACGTCCTGGTCGACGAATTGGTCGAAGCGTTGGCCGCCGAGTACGGCCGCCGCTTGACGCTCGACGAACGGGACACCCTATGGAGGGTCGTCGAAGTGGCGGCCCCGCGTGCGTTGGCCGCGTACCTGCGGGCGACGGAGGTCGCGCCGTGAGGCCGCGCAGGTCGTGGCCGCCTCTGTACGTCGCGCTGGTCGCTGACCGGGGCGTGATCCGTTCGCACCTGGCGGGCCGCGGGATGCCCGGGACCGTCTGCGGCCTGTCCGCGGTCGGCGCGATCCCTGTCCCTGACGTTCGCGAGAAGGGCCGGATCACCTGCCCCGATTGCGTCCGTATGGCGCCGTGGATCCCGGCGGGATGGGCCGCATGAGGGCCGGGGCGTCGTGGGGAACGACGAACCGTCGCCGCGTGTATCGCTGGTCCTGTACCGATTGCGACGCCCGCGGCCGTGAGTATTCGCGAGAAGCGGCGCTGCGCGCCCTGGTCAAGCATTCGCAGAAGCATCGGGCCGCGTCGTGACCGTGATCGGTTCCCTTTGCACCGGATACGGCGGGCTCGACCTGGCCGCCGCCGCGCACTACGGGGCGACCCGTCACGCCTGGTTCGCTGACAACGCGGCCGCCCCGTCCCGTGTCCTGGCGGGCCGGTGGCCGGACGTGCCGAACCTAGGGGACGTGCGGGCCGTGGATTGGTCGTCGGTCGAACCTGTCGACGTCCTGACCGCCGGTTACCCCTGCCAACCGTTCAGCACCGCCGGAATGAGAAGGGGCGCCCATGACCCCCGGCACCTTTGGCCCGCCATCGCGGACGCTATTGGCCGTGTTCGACCCCGCCGCGTCGTGTTGGAGAACGTTCGGGGGCATCTTTCCATCGGATGGGATGCCGTCGCTTCGGACCTGGCCCGAATGGGGTACGGCATCCGCTGGGGAATTGTGCGGGCATCCGACGCCGGTGCGCCTCACGAACGCGCGCGCCTGTTCGCCGTTGCTGCCGACGCCGCGGGCAAACGACTCGCACGGGACCGGGATCCGCGGGACGGGCGGGCTCGACCTTCCGACGGCCGTCGTCCTGCTCCCGACCCCGACCGCGACCGACGCGTCCGGGGCGCAACGGCCGCGGGATCGGGCGCGGAATGGACGGGAGGGCTACGGCCCCGCGCTGCGGGACATTCCGTACCTGCTGGGTGGGGACCATACGGCCCCGCGGTCGAACGATGGGAACGGAATCTAGGCCGCCGCGCCCCTGCCCCGACGGAGACGGGAACGAACGGCCGGCCGCGACTGTCGGCGCCGTTCGTCGAATGGCTGATGGGCCTGGACGCCGGTCACGTTACGGGCGTGGGCCTGTCACGGTCCGCCGCTATCGCCGTGCTGGGAAACGGGGTCGTCCCGCAACAGGCGGCGCTAGCCCTTGACCTGCTCGACCCCGAACGGGGCGGCCCCTGGCCGTGACCTGGTCGACGTCGCTATTGCCGAGTCCGACGGAAACCGACCGGCCGCCCGTGAAACGCCGACCTAAACCCGCGACGGGCGCGCGGGGCCGTGCTGCTGCTGCGTTCGCGACGCGCCGCACACGGTAGACGACCGACCCGACGACGGCCCGCGCCGCGCCGGGGCGTGAGCGTGCGATCCGCTAGGGCGTCGGCACCGGTGCTGGGGGAAGTGGGGGCGGGGCAGCGGGCGGGGGCCTTGCTCCTGGTCCTGGTCCGGTGTGATCCTGACGTCATGCCGTCACCTGGCCGTGATCGTGGGGCGCGCTGGAAACGTCTACGCGCCGCGGTCCTGGCACGGGATGGGGGCCGGTGTGCATGGTGCGGGGCGCCCGCTACTCACGCTGACCACGTCATCCCGCGGAAGTTCGGCGGGCCTGACACCCTGGCGAACCTGGTCGCCGCGTGTACGTCGTGCAACACGTCGCGGGGCGCTCGACTAGGTCCGCCGCCGGGTCGGTCGACGTCGGGGCCGCGGATCCGGCCCGGTTTCTGACAGGTCGCCACGACCCCGGCACGCCCCTGGGAAGAATCTCCCCCCGGGAGGTCGGCCCGGTTTCGTCGGTCGAAGGTGTAGGCGCCGCGAATACGCCGGAATACGCTGACGGAATGACGCCGACCGATGCCGCATCGCCGCCGATCGCCGCGGACGCGCCCGACCAGGCGGCCGACGCCGCGACCCTGATCCGTTCCCTGTCGACCCGCGCCCGCGCCACGCTCGACACGCTCGACGACGCCGCCGCCGCCGGGGACGCCCTGGGCGTTCACGCCGCCGCCCTGGTCCTGGGCGCCGACGCGGTCCGCGTGCAGGCCGCCGCGATCCGGTGGCACCCGTGACCGGCGGCCGGCCGGTCGTGCTGACCGTCCGACTGACCGCCGCGGAAGTCGCCGCCCTGGACGCCGCCGCACAATTGGCGGACCGGCCGCGGGCGTGGATCGTCCGCGACGCCCTGCGCCCCCTGTTCACCGCCTACGCTCCCCCGACGGTCCCCGATGCCACGGCCCCGCTCCCGTTCGGCCGCTGATCCCCCGGGCCTGTTCGACGTCCCGACGCCTGGGCGCAGGCGCGGCCGTCACGCCCGGGCGCTCGACGACGCGGTCCGCGCCGCCCGCGGCGCTGGACGCCTGACCGCGACCGACGGCGCCCTGGTGTCCCTGCTGCGCGCCCTAGCCCGTGCCCTTGACCACGCCGAAACGACGGACCAGGTCTACGCCGTCGCCCAACTAGCGCGGGAGTACCGCGCGACCCTGGCCGACGCCGGTCTAGTCCCGGCGCCTGGTCCGCCTGCCGACCCGTTCGCCGCGCTGCTCGACGACCTGGCCGACGATGACGTCCCCCGCGGCGCCTGACCCGTCCGCGGCGCCGCCCCGCCGGGACCGACCGACCCGCGGCGGCCGCATCGCGAAGGTGTCGGCCGCCCTGGGATCGCCGCTAATGTCGTGGCAACGGATCGCCGCGGACCTAGGGTCCGAACTGCTGCCGGACGGCCGACCCGCCTACGGCCTGGTCGTCGTCTCGACGCCCCGGCAGGCAGGGAAATCGACCCTCGCGCGGGCCGTGTGCGTCGACGGCATGACGGCCCGCCCCGATGCCCGCGTCTGGTCGACGGCGCAGACAAGGAACGCCGCCCGGGATCGCTGGAATGACGGCGCCCGCGTGCTGCGCCGGTCGGCCGTGTTCGGCGCCGCGACGTCGCTGCGCCTTGCGAACGGGTCCGAATGCGCGACCCTGTCGAACGGGTCGACCTGGCGGCCGTTCGCACCCCTGCCCGACGCGATCCACGGCGAAACCCTGACCCGCGCCCTGATCGACGAAGCCTGGGCGTTCGACCGGGTCCGCGGCGCCGAACTGCTGCAAGCGATCATTCCGGCCGGGTCGACCGTGCCCGAATTCCAAACGTGGATCGTGTCCGCGGCCGGGGACGATTCGTCCGAATTCCTGGCCGACCTGATCGCGTCGGGCGTGTCCGGCGCCGCGACCGGATCCGGCATCGCCGCCGTCGTCTGGTCCGCCGACGTCGACGAACACGCCCCCGACCTGGTCGACCGGGTGATCGACGCCCATCCCGCCGTAGGTGTCACGATCACCCCCGACAAGATCCGGGAAGCGGCCGCGGTCATGGCGCCCCGCGAATTCCTGCGGGCCTACGGGAACACCTGGACCGCGACCACCGACACCCTGTTCCCCGGCGCCCTGGTCGACGCCGTCCTGCTCCCCGCGGACCGCCGCCCGTCGGCCGGCCGGATCACTCTGGCCGCCGACGTCGCCCCGGACCGGGGATCCGCGGCGGCCGCCGTGTCGTGGCAGGACACCGACCTAGACCGGGACGCGGTCGCGATCCTGGCCGCCGGGTCCGGCGCCGGATGGATCGTCGAAACCCTGGCGGCCGCGTCCCGCCGCTACGGGTGCCCGGTCACGCTCGACCCGGTCGGCCCGACCGCGGGCCTTGCCGACGACCTGCGCCGCGCCGGGGTCGCCGTGTCCCTGCTGACGACGCGGGACGTGACCACGGCCGCGGCCGACCTGCTCGACGCCGTCAAGGGCGGGACCGTCGGCATCGTGTCCGACCCCGCGATCCTGGCGGCCCTGTCGGTCGCGGGCCGCCGGTCGGTCGGCCGGGACGCGTGGGCGTTCGACCGGCGCGGCGCCGCCGGGGACATTTCGCCCCTGATCGCCGCCGCCCACGCCCTGTACGCGCTGCGCCGCCCGACGCCGGTCCCGTTCCTGGTCGTGTAACCGGAAGCCGGATACCTGAAATCCGGTTCGTGTGTGTGTCACACTCGGGGCGTGGGATTGTTCCGACGCTCGACGCCGCCCGCCGCGCCCGCCCCGTCCGGGTCGCGGTCCCTGGCGCAACTGATCGACGCGGCGCGCCCCGCCGGTCGCGCGGAAGCGTTGCCGACCGTGTTCGCGTGCGTGTCCCTGATCGCGCAGACCGCGGCGCAGGGCCGCCTGATCACAATGCGCGGCGCGACCCCGACCGACACCCCCGAATGGCTACGGCGCCCGGACCGGCTCAACGGAGGGATCCGGCCGCGTGCCCTGCTGGGCGGCGCCGTCGCTGACCTTGCCACGACCGGCCGCGCCGCGTATTGGGCGACGCCGGTCGGTTCCCTGTCCTGGCGCCTGGACCCGATCGCGCCGCAAAGGTTCGGCGCCCGGTTCGACGCGGACCGATCCCGGTCGTGGCACCTGGACGGCGCCCCCGTCGACGTGGCCGACGGCCCCGAACGGCGTCCCGGCCTGCTCCCGTTCGGGTATCTGTACCTGCCCGAATCGGCGGACCCGGTCGGCCCGTTGCAGGCGGCCCGCTACCTGATCGACGGATTCGTCGACGTCGAAACCTACGCGCGGAACGTGTTCCGGTCGGGCGAGGTTTCCGGCGCCCGCCTGGAAACGGACGCCGACATTCCCGAACCGACGGCGCAACGCTGGCGGGACGCGTGGATCGCGGCCCATTCGGACCCGGCGAATCCGACGATCCCGGTCCTGGGCGCGGGCCTGCGCTACGTCACCGACCTGATCGACCCGGAAGCGGCCGCGTGGATCGCCGCACGGCAATACAACGCGCAGGAAATCGCGCGCCTGTTCCGCGTACCTGGCCGACGGGTCGGCCTGCCGTCCGGTGATTCGGTCACCTATGCCACGGCCCGCGACGATGACGCCGCGTTCATGCGGACCACGGTCACCGCGTACACCGACCCCATTTCGGAGGGACTGTCGTCCCTGCTCCCGTCGGGCCGGAACGCGTCGGAAGACGAAACCGTGGCCGTGGATTGGTCCCTCCTGCTCGCGCCGACACCGGTCGAACAGGCCGCGCACGTCATGGCGCTACACGCCGCCGGGATCATTTCGACCGATGAGGCGCGGATCCCCCTGGGATACGAACCGGGGATCGTCGTCGACGCCGAAGCGATCACCGCCGCGGCCGCCGCCGCCGAAACGACGGAGGTCGGCGCCGATGCCTGATCAGAACGAACCGCGCCGGATCGACGTCCTGGCCGTCCCGTGGGATTCGACGTCGCGCGTGACGCGCGAGGGATACCGGGAACGGTTCGCCCGCGGCGCGACCACGGCCGACGCCCTGGTCGGCCTGCCCGTGATCGACGCCCATTTCGGGACGGCCGTCGGGGTCGTCGAAGCGGCCCGCGAAACCGACGCCGGGATCGTCGCGACGCTGCGGATTTCCGACACCGACCGCGGCCGCGACCTGTACACCCTGTCCGCGGACGGCGCCCTAGGCGCGTCCCTGGGATTCGACGCCGACGCCCGCGACGCCGTTCGCGACCGTTCCGGTGTCGTCACACGCTCCCGCGTTCTGCCGCGGGAAGTTTCACTAACCCCCCTGCCCGCGTACGAAACCGCGCGGGTACTCGCGACACGAGAGGCGCCCCCCATGCCCGACACGCCCCCGGCCACGACGGACGCGGCGCCGACCGCGACCGCTGACGCCGCCCCCGACACCGTCCGCACGTCCGCCCCGCCGACCACGTCGGCGCCGGTCGTGGAGTACGTCACGCCCGCGGACCTGGAAGCCGCGATCGCGCAGGCCGACGCCCGCCGCGCCGCCGTCCCGAACAACGGCGCCGGACACGGTCACCCCCTGTCCCGGTTCGATTCGTTCGGATCGTTCGCGCAGGCCGCCTACCGGGGCGAGGTCACCCCCGACGAGGTTCGCGCCCTGGTCGACCAGACGACCGACAACAACCCCGGGGTCGTGCCCCCGTCCTGGCTTGGCGAGGTCCGCGGGATCGTCGCCCGGACCCGCTACCTGATCGAAGGGACCGGCGGCGCCATGTCCCCCGGCGCGTCGGGAATGTCGGCCGCGTGGCCGTACTTCGACGGGGACCTGTCGACGCTGGTCGGTCCGCAGACTGACGAGAAGACCGAAATCACGTCGGCCCGTGTCGACGTCAAGAAGGGCGCCGCGGACCTGGTCACCTACGCGGGCGGGTCCGACCTGGCATTCCAACTGATCGAACGGTCGTCCCCGGCGTATCTCGACGCCTACCTGCGGATCATGGCCGCGGCCTACGCCGCCGTCACGGAGCGGGCGTACACGCTGGCCGCGGTCGCCGCGGCCGGTGCCGGGACCGCCGCGACCGTCGCCGCGTTCTACCCCGCCGTGATCGACCAGGCCGCCGCCGTGTTCGACGCGACCGGGTCGGCGCCGTCGGTCGGCCTGCTCGCCGCCGACGTCTGGTCCGCGATCGCGGGCAAGGTCGACGCCGACGGCCGCCCGATCTACCCCCCGGTCAATCCGCAGAACGCCCCCGGCACCCCGAACGGGGTCGCCGCCACGGGCGGGATCGTCGTCGCCGGAATCCCGTTCTACCGGTCGAAGAACCTCGCGAACGGGAACGCCCTGATCACGAACGGCGACGCCGTCCGGTGGTTGGAAGACGGGCCGCGCACGATCCAGGCCGACAACGTCGCCCTCCTGGGCCGCGACGTCGCCGTCTACGGGTACGGCGCCGCCGCCCCGTTCATCCCGGCCGGTGTCCGCCGCCTGACCGGGCTCACCGTCGCGCCCGCGACGAAGTAGGCCGCAGGACCGGCCGTCGTTCTCTCCTGTCCGACGGCCGGTCCTGTCTCCCCCGGATCGGAGGTCCGCCCGCGTGAGTGATCACACCGCCCCGCCCACGCGGGCGGACCTGCTGACGTACCTGGGAACCGGATTCGTCGACCCCGGGTCGAAGTTGGACGACGCGCTAGCGGCGGCCGTGTCCGCGCAGGCCGCCCGCTGCGTCGTCGACCCGTACGGCCCGGACCTGTTCACCGCGTGCCTGCGCCGCGCCGCCGCGATCCTGGCCGCGACGAACGCGCCGCTAGGGGTCGCTGACCTGGGCGAATACGGCGGATCGGTGTCGATCCCGCGATGGGATGCCGTCACCGAAACCCTGGAATCGCCGTTCCTGCGGCCGCGGTTCGCATGACGGCCCGGACCCGTGTCGAAGCGTTGGCCGCGGCCGTGTCCGCGTCCGGCGTGACCTGCTACCCCGAACCGGGCGCCGCGGGCCGGGGCGACCTGTTCGCGTTCGTCGACGCCCCATCGTTCACCTACGAACCGGCGGCGCGGGCGTTCTGTCCGAACGGCCGGCCGCCGCGCCTGCGGGCGTCGGTCGTCCTGGTCGGCGCCGGGACCGCCCCCGGGCAACTGCTCGCGCTGCTCGACGCGGCCGCGGACCTGGTCGCCCTGCTCGACGGCCTGCCCGGATGGATGCCGAACGGAGACGGCACCCCCGCCACCTACGCCGACACCCTGCCCGCGTACACGTTCCCCCTGACCACGACCTGACGAGAGGCGCCCGAAATGGCCGTTCACGTTCGCAAGACGATTCGACTCACGATCGACCAGGATTCCTACGAATGCGAAGTGACCGGCGCGACGCTGACGCCGACCGCCGAGACGCGAACCGCGTCGGTTCTGTGCGCCGACGGCACCGTTTCCGACGTCGCGCCCGTCACCTGGACGCTGGACCTGGCGTACCTGGTCGACCACAAGGCCGGATCCCTCTACCGGACGCTGGTCGCGAACGCGGGGCAGCGGGCCGCGTTCACCTACGAACCGGACCCCGAAACCGCGCCGGGGGTCGTGTGGGGCGGGACCGTCGTCCTGATCCCGGGACCGGCCGGGGGCGAAGCGGGCGCCTGGGAGTCCGGGCAGGTTTCCCTTCCGATCACGGGCCGCCCCGCGATCACCGACCCGCCGCCGCCGCTGGTCACGACGGCCGCCGCGCAGGACGACCCCGACCCGGACGCGTGACCGGTCGCCCCGCATTCCTTGACCTGAGCGACGCCCCCGCCGAATTCCGTCTAGCGGCCGTCGCGGTCGCCGCCATGCCGACGGACCTGCGGCGCGAATTGGGCCGGGAAGTGCGGGCGACGATCCTGCCCCGCGCTTCGGTCATGTACGCGCAGGCGCCGGGGGCGACGTCGACGGGGAACCGTCTCCCGTTCGTCACGACCAGGCGGCCGACCGTGACGACCCGACAGGGCGTCGTGACCGGTCTGCGGTTCGGCGGCGGGCGGAAACTGAAAGGCGGCGCGACGGTCGCGCAATTGGTCCGGCCGGTCGAATTCGGCTCGGCCGGGGAATCGTTTACGACGTACACGCGGAAGGGGCGGACTGTGGAGAGGCGCACGACGCGGGCGTTTACGCCGCGCCGCGCGACCGGCCGCGTCATTTGGCCGACGACGTTCGACCGGGTCGCGCCGATGGTGCTGACCGCGTGGACGCGGGCCGTGTTCCGCCTGGTCGACAGGGAAGCCGCGTAATGGCCGCCGGTAATCCGTCGATCGTCGTCCGGTTCGCCGCGAACGTCCGCGATTTCCTGGCCGGAACCGACCAGGTCGAACGGGCGTTGACGGACCTGGAATCCGAGTCGGGCGACCTGGCGCGGTCGACCGAACAGGACACCGACCGGATGGAGCGGGCGTTCCGCGACGCCGGTCGGAAGATCGAAGCGACCGCGGACCGGACCGGTCGGGAAGCGGGGCAGGGGTTCCGCCGGTCGACCGCCGACGCCGGTCGGGAAGCGGGCCGCGAAACCGCGAACGAATTCGCCCAGAACCTAGGCGAATCCCTGGCGTCGGGGAATATCGAAGATATCGGCGCGGACACCGCGGGCGGCCTTATCTCCGGTTTTGCGAGCATGGGCGGGGTTTGGGGCGGGGTCCTGGCGGGCCTTGCGATCCCGGTCACCGCCGTATTTGCGAAGATCCGCGCCGACGCCGAGAAGACCCGGGAACGGGTGTCGACGATCGCGGACGCCCTGCGGGACGTGTCCGCCGAATCTGAACGGCAATTGGCGGAAATGAACGCCCGCACGTTCACCGAAGACAACGGAGTCGAAGCGGCCGAACGTCTGGCGGCCGCGTTCGAAGCGGCGGGCGTGACCGCGGAGGAAGCGCGCGGGTATTGGGCCGGGGTTCCGCAGGACGTCGCCGCCGTCGAAGGGAAGATGCAACGGTTGCAGCGGCGCGCCGAGAAGATCACCGAAGACTCGCGCACGGGCCTTATGTCGTTGCAGGAAATCGTCCACGCGCAACGCGCCGGAACGGAGAAGACGCTCGACCCCGTGCAGAAAATGGCGATCGAATGGCGGGCCGTGGAATCCGCGTCCCGCGCGCACCTGGCGAACGTCAAAGAGGCGCGGCGCATCGTCGA